CATACTCCTCCAATTAGATATTTCCTCGACCGTCCTAAAACAGCCCGTACAATGCCCCTCCTTGACCCTACAATGCCCAGTACATGGTGATTTAATCATATATACATCCTTATAATTTTGCCCTCTGTATAAACCCCTAGCTTTTATCCTACCAAGCAAGTACCTGATAGGACATGAGATATCAATTAGTGAGCCACCAACCAGACGCTTGCTTGGATTTGATCCTGTGGGTGAGAGCTAACAACTCACAACTAAGCAAATTCTTACTTAATTTTTTATTACTAAAACCGACCGTCTGCCAAATGTATCAGGCGCGGGTAACACCTGAGTCCAACTCCTAACCATCCTTTAAATTTTTTATACCAGATGCCCTGCGGGAACACTAAGGGCCGAGATTTATTGTCCAGCTTTGTATATAGATTTAAATTCTTGATATCCGTGTAAAGATATTCTGATACCATTAATACCCCAATAGTGCTGAAATTTCAAGAATTTTATGATAAATATCTGTTTTGTGTATATAATATAGTAAACGAACTATAGTCACATAGGAATTGAAATGAGCAAGAAGATTAAAACCTGTGAAGCCCAGCTTTGCTGCAAGGCAACGGCGGCCCTCAAAAAAGAGACAGCCGAGGAATTAAAGAAGGAAGACAAGCCACTTCAGGAATTATTGGATGAAAAAGAACCCGAAAGCAGTGAATAATTATTATTGCTGCGGAATCACAAAGGACAACGAGATTACTCTCTCACACATGGCAGATCTAGACGATGTGCCGTGTCCGTTACAATACATAGCCTCTAGGATCGAAGGCAGATGTATACTGGACAATTTTCAGCCGGGTGAGCAATTCTTTTACGAAGTAACCCAATACAAGACGGCCAAGCGCTCACCCACGAATACCGACCTCGTAGAAAGGGGTATAGGTAGTATTTCCAAACAGGGCAGGGTATTTACTCTAGATAGAACCCTACCACTATCCTGCCATACTGGACTTACAAACTCTAAAATAGAATTTGATGATGATAAAAAATTATTCATATCAACATATATACCTGAAGACTATAGAGAACTATTTGCACTCAAAAACACAATCATAGCCACAGAAGTTGGTGGCTGCCCCTCGCCCGTCGAGTTACAGAATAACACGCTACTGGGCCGTCTAAATGATACAATTCAATCAATAGACCAACAAGAGCTATGGTCTATTATCTTAGAAAATACCCGGAAACCTATTCAGGGAATGATTAGGTACAATAAGAAGGATAAATGCTTCGAGGGGTATGACGGAAAGAAGTGGCGAGCATTAATGTGGGGTGAAAAATGAAAATACCTTCCAACATGGAATACGACGAGGTAGTAGATACAATTAACAGAGTTTGCGAGCGATCTGCTCCCAAATATACCTTTTACGGGTACGAGAGGGCAGATATGATACAGGAGGCTTTTATTATATGTATAGAGGCTCTAGAGAGGTATGATGAAATGCGCCCTCTTGAGAATTTCCTAGCGGTTAACTTAAACAATAGATTGTGTAACTTTGTTAGGGATAATCACTATACTGCTGCCAACGACCCTAATAGACTAAAGGTTTATCAGCCAGCTCAACTTCAAAACGCAAACAATATCCAAAATTGGATTGATATAAAGTTAAATTGGTTAGACGATATAGATAGAACAGATGCCATAAAGGTTATCGACAAGAAATTACCGGCATCTATGCGCTTGGATTATTTAAAGATGCAGAACGACGTATACATACCAAAGTCTCGTCGCGAGGAACTAATAGCGAATATTCAGGAGATACTGGAAAATCATGGATACTTTGAAGAAAGGTAGGATTTCCAAAGAAGAGGAATCTTACATAAAGGACAATCTAGAAGCTGGCTATGAAAAAATAGCTCAGGAGCTTAACAGAGACCCTAATAGCGTGCTTGAATTTATACAGCGCAAGATTGCTAAGGGCGATTTTAAGTCTCCATCTTGGCTTGGCGATCATAACCCACAAAGACAAGCCGAATATGAACTAACAATACGTCCATACTGGAATGAGCTTAGAAAGCAATTCACAGATGAAGAACTACAATTATTTAAATACCACTGGTCTAGAGTGGTTTCTCAATTCAAAGACGATGTTACTCCTACCGAGGAAATGCAGATAGTTGACCTTATCAAGCTAGAAATGCTCATGAACAGGTCTCTTGAGGGCAACAAGAATAACATTCATGAGATCTCAAGGCTAGAAACCATGCTAGAGGCCGAGAGGATGCTCACCAGAGAGGCTCAAGACGGTGACTTGATATTCAACATGGAGCGCCAAGTAGCTTCTTACAAGGCTTCTCAGGAGTCTTTAAACAAGGACTACAGAGAGTTACAAACAAAGAAAAACTCAATGTTAAAAGAAATGAAAGCCACCAGAGAGCAAAGAGTAAAGCGACTTGAAGATAGCAAGCATAATTTCACTAGCTGGCTCTCCCACTTGGCTACAAACCCTCAGATAACAAGAGAGTATGGGGCGATGATGGAGAAAATGAGGATGTCAATGGAAAAAGAGAAGGAGCGACTATCTAAATTCCATAAATACACAGATGAGATGGTGGATCAGCCATTCCTCACCCCAGACACGGTAAAAGATTAATGATACCAAAATTGATACACCAAATATGGATAGGCAATACGCAAATTCCTGAGATCTGGAGGCCGCACACAAAATCGTGGCAAAGAAAAAATCCAGAGTACCAGTATATACTATGGGACAACTCAAGGATAAAGCGTATAGATTCAGATGATTATTTATCACTAAATGTACACCCTGCCTTCCTGTGTGATGTATTTAGATATAAATTATTGAGTTTATTTGGCGGATTTTATTTTGATGTAGATTTTGATTGCATGAAACCAATTGACACATGGGGTTATGATTTTAAAAACATTGATTTTTTTACGATAGATTACTGCGGAACAACACAGAATGGTTTAATGGCTTCTGGTAAGAATAGCCCTATATCAAAAAGGTTGTACGACGAGATACCAAGACACAGCGTTTCACAAGGGAATGTATATGGACCTTGGTGGCTGGACAGGGTTTTAAAAAATTTTGAGTATCCAGAAAATATCAACATATTTATGGAGAGAAAAAATGTAATCAGGTTCCTGCCAGAGTGGTACGGTGCCTCAAAAACAGTTAACTCTACCATATGTACAGGAAATGACGTGAGACATAGTACTTGGTATCCATCAAAGCTATGTCCACATGAAAATATCATAAATAGTCAAAGATAACATTTCGGACAATTAACATTAAGGTCAAAGGAAGAATATGAAAGCTATAATTTTCGGAGTAACAGGTCAAGACGGCAGCCATCTAGCGGACCTATTGCTAGAAAAAGGTTATAATGTTATAGGTGTTTCAAGAAGAAGCAGCACAGACAACACACTTAGAATTAAACATATTCTTAATCATGAACGATTCAGTTTGCTTCAGGGCGATATAACTGATGTACACTCAATCATTAATATACTTAAAGCACACGGGGACGTAAATGAAATTTATAATTTAGCCGCTCAAAGCCACGTCGCTGTATCATTTAAACAACCAGCCTTGACTTGGGATATTACTGGCAAAGGCTGCCTTAATATCTTACAATGTATGGTAGAATTTGGCATGATAAAAACCAAATTCTATCAAGCTAGCTCAAGTGAAATGTTTGGGAAAAATTACGACATAGAAATTGGCATGACTTCAGAAAGCAAATACCAAAATGAAGAAACTAAATTTATGCCACAAAGCCCATATGCCATCTCAAAATGCGCAGCTCATCACATGGTTAGGCTTTATAGAGAAGGTTATGGGCTTCATGCTAGCGCTGGCATACTATTTAATCACGAAGGACCAAGGAGGGGAGAGGATTTTGTAACCAGAAAAATAACAAAGTGGTTGGGTGATTTTATCAAGTGGTGTAATACCAATGGCGTTAAACCAGCAGAGCTAGTAAATGACACCGATGAAATCTATATCATAGGACGTAAAGATAGATCGCAAGGCTTACAATTCCCAAAACTAAGACTTGGAAATCTTAAAACATATAGGGACTGGGGTTTTGCTGGCGATTACTGCGAAGGTATGTGGATGATGCTACAACAAGATAACCCAGATGACTACGTTATATGTACCGGAGAAACACATACAGTTGAAGACTTTATAACCATAGCCTTTTCTTCACTCGGTATACAAAATTGGGCTGACTTTGTAGTTGAAGACCCCGAATTTTACAGACCAGCTGAAGTTGACTACCTTAGAGGTGATTGCACAAAAGCAAGAGAGAAGCTTGGATGGACCCCCAAACACTCATTTGAAGACCTCGTTAAAATGATGGTAATGAGTGATCTCTCATGAGCAGGAGAGATTTTGACGACCCCCTCTATAGAGATTGGCGAAACAAAGTATTCTCAAGAGATAAAAGAAAATGCCAAATGCCGGGTTGCTCTAAAAAGAAATATTTAAATGCCCACCACATAAGAAAATGGGCAAGCGCTTCCACTTTGAGATTTGACGTTGATAACGGAATAACTTTGTGTTATTTCTGCCACAAGAAAGTGACTGGACACGAGACATATTATCAATCCCTATTTCAAAGTATAGTGAGAAAAAACAATGGGTAAAATACGACCATTTACTATAATAAAAGATACTAGAGAGCAAAAGGGATATACCTTTGAAGCTTCTAGAACTAAATACCATATATGTAAAGGTATGGTATCTAGAAAACTAGACACTGGTGATTATAGCATTGAAGGATTAGAAGACAAAATATGTATAGAAAGAAAAGCTAGTGCTGTCGAATTAGCCAATAACGTTGGCTTTGGTAGCAGGAGGTTTATGGCTGAAATAGAGAGGATGAAAGAATTCCCACATAAATTTCTAGTCTTAGAATTTTCCCTACAACAATTGATGGATTTTCCAGAAGGATCAGATATACCAGAAAGCGAAATAAAAAAGCTCAAGATATCTAATAAATACATGTTAAGATTTTTAATGGAATTACAAATAAACCATGATATCCATGTAATATTTTGTGGATCAAAAAGAGATGCTAAGTGGACGGTTTTGAGCATATTAAAAAGGATTAATGAAAAATACTCTTCGGGAATAAAATAATGTCATCAGCTAGAGATATCGTTACTGAAGTCCACAGCTACAATGTAGATGTGAAAAATAGAGAGATATACTTAAATGAATTTGATGACTCTGGAGACAGAGCCGGTGTTGACCACAGGATGCTACAAAACTTTGTGAAGAACATAAATATACTAAAAAATTTAAGTAAAGAGCCAATAACAATACATATGCAGACGGTTGGTGGTTGTTGGTATTCTGGAATGGGTATATACGATGCTATAAAAAACTGTAAATGTAAAACAACCTTTATAGCCTACGGTCAATTATGCTCTATGGGTACTGTGATAATTCAGGCGGCTCGAAGGAGGCTTATAACACCTAATGCCATATTTATGTGCCACTTTGGTTCAACTGATCTATCCGGCGATTTTCTAAGCTCTCAGAACTACTCGGTTATAGATAAAAACAATGCTGAGAAGATGATAACAATTTATGCGGAGCAATGCTGTAAGTTTGGTGAATTTTTTATAGAAAGAGAATATAACGTGTCTAAAACTAGACAGTACATCAAAAGGAAAATGAAAGACGGTGACTGGTATTTAGATGCCGAAGAAGCTGTTTACTACGGATTTGTAGATGGGATTTATAAATGAGCAATAATTTAAAAAACATAGACGAAGCTTGGCTTAATTTAGATGATGTTAAAAAAGAGGATTTAATTAATCCATTTGAAATGGTTAGCTTTAATGATGAAGACTACCACCTAAGACTAATATGGCTAATGACAAGGCCGGAGTATTTCTCTTTTTTATGTAAACATATATTCAATATTAACATACTACCATCACAAGCCTTATTTTTATGCGAGATGTGGAATAGAAAATTCCCAATGCTCATAGCTAGTCGTGGTTTTGGTAAGTCATTTATACTATCATTATACTCAATGATTAGAGCGCTTATATTACCAGACAGAAAGGTTGTTGTTGTGGGCGCAGCTTTTCGTCAATCTAAGGTTCTTTTTGAGTACATGGAAACAATTTGGAACAACGCGCCCATTTTAAGGAGTATGTGTGATGCGAATAGTGGACCACGTAGGGATGTGGACCGTTGTGTTATGCGGATTAATAAATCCCGTATTACTTGTCTTCCTCTTGGAGACGGACAGAAAATTAGAGGGCAGCGTGCTAACGATATTATATCTGACGAGTTTGCTTCTATCCCGCGAGATATTTTCGAGACAGTTGTTGCCGGTTTTGCTGCCGTTAGCTCAGATCCTATTGAGAATGTCAAGAAAATTGCTTCTAGAAAAAAAGCCAAAGAGCTTGGAATAGAGATAGAAGAAAAAACAAACGATGTGATAGAAAAGAAAGACAACCAAATCATATTAAGCGGTACTGCCTATTATGACTTTAACCATTTTGCCGATTATTGGAAAAAATGGAAAGCTATAATCAAAAGTCAAGGTAAACTAAATAGACTTAGAGATATATTTGGAGAAGACCCACCAAAGGACTTTAACTGGAAAGACTATTCTATAATTCGTATTCCATACGAACTTTTACCAGAGGGCTTTATGGACGCCTCACAGGTCGCCAGATCGAAGGCTACAGTCCACGCTGGTATCTATCAAATGGAATTCGGTGCGTGCTTTACACGCGATTCTCAGGGCTTCTTCAAGAGAACGCTAATTGAACAATGCGTGGCAAACGAACAGACAGACGAAACAAAGGCTATTTTAGACATAAACAAGAACCCCATAGTATTTGAAGCAAAGCTAATGGGCGATAAAGAGAAAAAATATGTCTTTGGTATTGACCCCGCATCTGAGGTTGATAATTTTAGTATTGTTGTGTTGGAATTACATAACGGCCACAGGAGAATAGTGCATTGCTGGACAACCAATAGATCTGAACATAAAGAAAAAGTCAAAAGAGGTTTCTCCAGAGAGACAGATTTTTATGGATATTGTGTTAGAAAAATTAGAGATTTAATGAAATTATTTCCTTGTCATCATATAGCGTTAGACGCTCAGGGTGGTGGTATAGCTGTAATGGAGGGTTTACACGATAAAGATAAAATAAAAGAAGGTGAGTTACCAATATGGCCGGTTATAGACGATGACAAACCAAAGGATACGGACGGAGAACAAGGCTTACATATACTTGAGATGTGTCAGTTTGCGAAACATGAGTGGCTAGCAGAGGCAAATCATGGAATGAGGAAAGACTTTGAAGATAGGGCGTTGCTTTTCCCAAGATTCGACTCTGTTAGTTTGGGCATATCTAGCACAGAAGACGCCATGAAAGGCAGGCTGTTCGACACCTTAGAACAATGTGTTATGGAGATAGAAGAACTTAAAGATGAACTAGCAATGATTCAAATGACCCAAACCGCTTCCGGTCGAGATAAATGGGACACACCAGAGACTGTTGTAGGTACAGGAAGGAAAGGCAAGCAGAGAAAAGACAGGTATTCATCTCTATTAATGGCTAACATGGCGGCTAGAATAATAGATAGAACGCCAGAGCAGGAAGAATATACTTTCTATGGAGGCTTTGCTACAGGCACTAAATCCAAGGATAAAGAGAAAAATATGTACACTGGCCCAAGTTGGTTTACTAATTCTATGAAAGATGTCTATTAACGTGTATAATATAAATGTATTCCAATTACATTTCAATTGCTTGGAGAAACGATGAACGACAATCATATGATTACATGGGATGAAGGCAACCAGCAGAGTAAAAAAGATGCCTTTGAACAATTTTCTGAGTCTCTAGATGCGTATGAAGGTGTGTCAAAAGCATCTCATTTTTATAGAGATTTTATAGACATTGAGCCAAATAGATCGGTAAGACCATCATTTGGTTACAATGATTACTACGCTTTCAGGCCAGAAGAGCAGGTTCCAACCAAGCAAAAGAAAATTATCAAGATGTGTATGGACGCATACGATAAAGTTGGAATCATTCGCAATATAATTGATTTAATGGGTGACTTTGGTTGTCAGGGCATAAATATTGTCCACGAGAATGAAAGTGTAGAGAAGTTCTTTAAACAGTGGTTTAAGAAGATTGATGGTAAAGAGCGCTCAGAAAGATTCCTAAATAACCTATACAGAACCGGCCAAGCCATTGTATACAAGAGTTATGCCAATATTACCCCAGACATAACTAAATACATTAAATCTATGGCTAATGATATAACTGTAGAGTTACCAGAAATAGAAAGAAATCAAATACCTTGGCGATACAATTTCTTCAATCCTTTAAATATTGACATGAAGGATGGAAATATCAATATGTTCTTAGGTGTTAGGAATTTTGAAATAGACTC